AAAATTAATTCTTCATTCCACGGTGTCTTGTAACGAACAAACCTATCTATCTCTGGCGCGCTCAAGTCGACAGCCGCGTTAATTGCTCGGCATAGGACAGGCTGCATAAGATTTGTCTGGGGGTTTCTTCCTATAAAATTTTCATTGAATTCAACACTCCTTGTTTGCTGAACAGGAGAAATAGACAGAGGATTTTCAAAACCAAAAATCGAAGGGCCAATTAATTTAATTGTCATTTTTTATACTCCTAGTAGCGCATCGGCTACAATATCTGCAATGATGATAGGTGCTCCAACAATTTCACCGACACCTGCTGAGCCGTAAGCGATAATGTCTGAAGCTTGAAAATAAATAGTTCTTGACTTTGTGTTTCCAGCCGTTGGCTGAACTGCAATATCAAAAGAACCGGAGGAATAGATAAGCCCCCCAATTGCATCAACAAATAAATGCGCGTTGCCTTCGACCCCTGTAGTTGGGTCAAAAATCCTGATAATCGGCTCTTTGTACATTTCCACAGGAAACTCATAATTTGCAATTAAATTTGAGCTATAGGTGTTAATAATCCCTGGGATGACAAGCACGGACGGGAAAATAGTGCTAATGTTTACGCCCACTGACCACACAGCTTGGGGGTAAAAAGCTTTAGAATTTAAATTAGTAATTGATCCCCATGCTAACGGATCGCGCCATGAATAAGTACGGTGGTAATAGCGTTGACACTTAAGCAACACATCTTGAAAAGGTAAGGGGGTTGGGAAAAATGCAGAATTACCAAGGGTCAACGCGTTGTTTTGAAAATAAATTTTCTCACCAACAGTCAATTCAACACCATCGTTCCAAATAATAACGCCGTATGAAGTATACCCATTCATCACCACGTTATTTAAGTAACTTAACTGTGGATAAGAAGTGCTATTATCAATAGTAAAATTATCGGAAACAGCTATATAATTCCACCCAGCTGCTAACATTGGGTCTGAACCCGGCAAGCTTGCTGATGTCCAAGCTGCCCTTATCTCAGCGCCTGGCGCGCCACTCCAGCCAATAATAGCGCATTTTACCGTAACCGGTGCATCAGCATACAAGGAGCAACAAACCGATGCTATTTGTCCTCTAAGGTTGGCACTATTTACATCTTCAATAATTTGGAATATTCCAAATTTTTTAGAGTTTATCAGCACTTCTAGCGTCAAAGGCTCACTAATAAAGCTATTTTTAGCGACAATTCCGTCTCCATCGCTTAAAAGAATAGTTTGATCAGCAACGTATTCCCCGTTGTTGCCAGAGGCTATTAGCGCGCCCAGTTGATTAGGGTTATTGTAAAAGTCAGCACCTATTAAAAAATTGGTAGCCTGGACAGCTTTTGTCCATGTCTCAAGCGTTCCCCATTCTTTTTTACCGACTAAATTTGTTCCTTGTTTGTCTGAGTCTCCCGCTAAATTATATGGCAAAATTTCAGCGTATTGCTCTTCTGGGGAGATGTAAGGAAAATCAATTCCGGAGCCGTTACCACTTTGAAATGCGCTATTAACAAGCCCAATATCAACGATTTGGTTATCTTTTAGTCGCCATGCGAAAGCAAGATAATCATCTCCCAGTGGCCCAATAATTTTACCGCCGATGCTTGGCACAACAAACGTTGCAGCGTATCGCTGCCAGCTGTCAATCAATGCAAAATCATCAATCGGAGTAATGACTTCTGGGCTTCCGCCGGTGCCAAAATTTTGTATGCAAATTAAAGACATTTCCGACACGGAGCCTAAATTTATAACGGCAGCATAAATAGACTGAGTAACGGTCTGATTGTTAAGCATCTGCACATCATTATATCTTTGACTAAAATAGTTGGCCGTGTCATTGCCAGCTCCAGTGCAGCTATAAAGCAAATAGCCTGATGGGGAAAATGGGACTAAGTTTTCACCAGGCAAGAAAGTTGCTCGTGATACTGATATGGTGGCGTTCGTGGTATTTCTGGTGTAATTCCAGGTATCAGCGATAGCAGTAGTGCCCACAGGTAAATCATTATTTGTATAAGAATCACTTTCGCTCCAAAATGCAAATTGAGGATTTGTAGATAGATTAACAATGTCATTATTAACCGTAATGTCGCCGCCGCCGCCAACTACTCCTTCCGATGGATAGTTGGTAATTTCTCTTATTAATTGTCCTGATTTGTTGTAGCTTTTCATTCTGTAAAGAGCCGATCCATTGCCAATTTTAAAATAAACTGGATATCCTGGTGCGCCATCGATGCCAAGTCGCATAACAATAGGGTTTTGATTTATTCCGGCAGGGTCAGAATAAGTCGCTTGCGGTGCCCCAGTATCATTATTAAGCGTAACAAGATAGCCTTGGTATGCTGGCACTCCATTTTGGTCTAATACGTAATAAGCCATATTAGCCGCTAGAACATATGCAACAGCCATTAGTCAGTCTCCGAATTTATTAAGCCAGTCAATCCCAGCCCCACTGGTTTACCTGTTTTAGAGACTGCGTCTCCTATCCTCTTTAGTCCGCCATCTTTTTGTTTTATTCCTTTTTTGATTTCAATTATTTTTTCAAGCGTTTTTCTTGGGTCATTAATTAAATTCCAACGCACCATGCGTTGTAACGGCATTACAGAATAAGCAACGGCACCAGTTAAGTTTTTGGAGCCGATAAAATTAATCAAATTTCCGAGGTACTGTTGTACGAGAGCAAAAACGCCTAACGGGTTATTTTTTTGTCCCGTATTGGGGTTAAACATTCTTTCAAAAACATCTTGGCCGTTTTTCATATTATTCATGTACCTGTCTATTTCTTTTCCTACCGCTGCCGATTTTTCAGGTTCAAAAGATTTATTAAGCAAAAGCGGCAATCTGTAATTACCAATATATTTAAATACGTTCGCTAACTTTCCTGGGCTTATAAATAAATCTTTCGTTTTCGTTTCTTCCATAGTTCCGCGCACAGCGTGCTTAAGTAAAAGTTTTGCTGTCCCAGGAACATTATCTATCAATTGATTTAATCGGTTTACAGCTCCTTTTGACGCTGCAGTTAAAGGTAAAAACGTGCTCGCTATTTTGTCTGCGTCAAAATCATTATCAATAATGGATTTGATTGGGTCTTCTAAAAGCGGAGCTATTTTGTCTTTATAATGAGTCATAGCAGCTTCGTGCGCGTCTTTTACTTCTTGCGGGGCATTATCTAAAGCTTGTGAAATATCTTTTTTCAGCCCCTTTAGTAATGAGTTGTAAACCCTGGCCAAATCTTTGTTACCAGATGACTTAGCATCTGCCCATTTCTCATTTAAATAATGCCGCGCCAAATCAGCTGTGCCCAAATCAACCTCTTTGTTTTCTGGCGTTAAAAATAATTTTTTAGCTGCAGCTTTATTTTCTTTGCCAAGGTCACTGATTGTTTTTCTGGCCTCTTTCATTGGCTCGTCATATTGCTGTCTTAATGCTTTAAGTTCATCCATGTGCTTGTCAAGACGATACTTTTGATCTTCATATGCTTTGTTTTTTTCAATAAATTTATTTAACTTTGCTTTGCTGCTTAAGTTTTTATTGTGTGCGTCCTGCGCTTTAAGCATTTCTTTTCTATATTTAGATAACTTTATTTTGTTATTGTTTATAATCGTTCTTTTTGTGCTTAGCCTTTTGTTGCCCTCTTTTAGCAAATCTTCAGCATCATCAATAGATTTTTGATTTTTAGCTATTGTCTTGCTTAATGATTTTCTTAATGGCTTCATATCAGTTTTATCTACGACAGATTCAACAACTTTTCTTGCTGCTTCACCTTTTCCGCCTATCCCCAAGTCCTCATAAACTTTATCCATGTTTCTACCTTCTTTTTTTGCTGTTCTAAGCAAAGAAGATATTTTTACTTTTAATTTGGCTTTTTTTGCTGCTTGTGTTGAATTTTTCCATAAACCACGCTTTTTCTTTTGCTCGACATCGCTATGTTCTTTTATTCTTTCGTCAAGCTCTTTTGCAATTTCAGGTTCAGTTTGTTCACCTTTGACGCCTATAGCGTTGCCCAATTTCACGGATTGCTCAGTAAGGTTTTTTTTGATCGTATTAAGGTTCTCAATGCTTTTATCTTGAAACCCCTTGGCTTCAGGAATGGTATTAAGTTCTTCTTTTTTTACGGCTCCGCTACCTATAGCTTCACCTAATAACAATGGCTGACCTTCTCCTGCGTCTTGCAAAGTTTTTTCCATCTCTTTGACGGGAGCTGTTGCCTCATTAGCCATTTGTGATAAAACGTATTTCTTTGATAAAACATTAATTAATTTCCCTAACAAATTACCGCTAAAAACACCCACAGGCGTTAAAATTGCACCCACAGCTGCAGCCCCCGCTTGATTTTCGTCTGGACTTGCAGTTAATGCGCCGAAAGCTGCTCCAGAAGGTGCAGCTTTTAAGCTTTGCGCAATAAATTTCGTGACTGGGTTTTTATTAGCAAGCTTTGATATTCCTTGTGCTACAGGCCCTAATGTCTCTAGAGCTGCCTCTGAGCCACCCAAAGCACTAACTATTCCTCCTCCGGCCAGCTCAGCCACGGCCGATGCGCCCCAAAGCTCAGCTGCAGCTAACCCAATATCGGTAGCATTTTTGTTAAACCACTCCTGGATTCCAGGTTGATTATCGTCGTAAGTCTGGTTCTGTTTCTCGGCATATTCTTTAGCTTGCTGTGTCAAAGTCGCGCTAAAACCTACGTGACTAAGCAGTCTCGTTAGCGCGCTCAAATTATCCGCAAATCCAGTCTTTGCGGCCTGAAAGCTTTTTTCGTTTTCTTCAGGCGATACCGGCCCCACTTGTTTTGGAGCTGCAGCTACTTTTTGAGGATTAGCCCCAGGTGGCGGAGGTCCTGCTAATAAGTCATTAAGCGTCAGTTGCTTTGGTGCTTCTTTTGCAGATTCTTTTTTAGCCCCAGGTGGGGGAGGCCCTGCTAATAAATCGGCTAACGTCAAAGTTGCCATCAGAAAGTTTCCTTGATGTGTTGTATTGCCTCTTCTTGACTTACGCCCATTTGTTTAGCATAAGCATCAACATCTTTCATAGATACGTCATGGCCAGCATTTGTTTTTATTTTTCCGCTTAATGCTTCTTGTTGTGCATTAATATAGGGGTCTGAATCAACTTTTTCTTTTACGTATTTATCCCTGGCTGCTTCGGACTCTTCGTCGGCCGGAACGCCATATTGAGAATTAAATATCGCTTGGTGATACCGCAAAGCATTATCTTTTGTGATTGCCGCAATACGCGTTAAAAACGATTGCAGCGTTTCTCCTTTTTGTGGAGTGAATGCTTTCTCCGTTGCTGAGTAAGTTTCTTGCAGCTTTGGCAAATTCATTAATCCGCTCTGGAGTTCTTGTGCTTGTAATATTCCTTGGCTTGATACGCCGACATCTTCAAGTAATTTTTCATCTTTTGGTGATGCTTTGCCAGTCCACGTTGCCGTAATGGCGGCTTCGTATTTTTTTAACCCATCTGGATTATTAGTAAAATACTTTGCTCCACGGGCTATTTGAGATAATACCGACTTAAACTGTGGCCATGCGTTAATAACGTCCTGCATTTTAGACAAATCTTTTTGCGTCAGTAATGTAGTGCTTCCAGTGGTACCGTCTGGAAACTGTACGTTAGCTGCCATACCGGCTTTTCTTTTTCTTAATTCAATTCCTTCTTGCTTAAGGGGTAACTCTTGCTCATACATGTTTTGCCGTTGTTCATACTCTTTTTGCCTTAACTCTAAATTCGCAAGGTCTACCTGTGCAGATTGCTGTTTGAAAGGTAACGTCTGTTCGAACTGGCTTTGCTGCTGATCAAGCCCCCGCTGTTTTAATGCTAAATTTTGTTGGTCAATAGCTACGCTTTGTTGCTTTAACGGCAACGTTTGATTGAATTGATTCTGTTGGTTTTGAACTTCCTGTCGCTTTGAATTAGCGTTTTCAATCGCTACACCAACTTGCTGGATCAATAATGGCAAGCGTTGATTGAACTGATCTTGCAACATTTGTATGCGCTGCCCGCTTTGCTGGATCCGCTTATCTAATTGAGCTAATCGCTGATTTTGATAATTAGTTCTTTGTGCAAATTGCTGCGGCATTAATTCTGTGCGCTCGTTCCTTTCATTTGTAGCTGAATTTAACGATTGTATTTTTGCACCAGTTTCAATCGGCTTTAAAAAAGCGTCCCCGACTAATTGTTGTCTCATTTTTTGCCGCCTTTGGAGCCAAATAAATTGTACCCAGTTATGCCGGTACCGACGATATTTGCTAATTGCGCGATAGGCTGAAAGTTCGCATCTGTTCTAGCTTCTTGCTCATCCATTCGGGCTTGATTTTTATATACGTTAGCTTGCTCTAATCCTGTTTTTTGGGACATATCAGCAAGATTCCTTGATTGTTTTGACTCTAGGCCAATGAGCTTACCAAAGGAATTCATAATGCCCTGTCGTTGCTTGTCGTCAATTCCCAGTACTTTTAAGTCTCTATCAAAAACGCTGGATAAATTTTTCAAATATTGCTGATCAAATTGACCTTGCATGTTGGTTTCTAACTCTTCGTGCTCCATATCGCCAATGCCAGAACCTTCATACCCTGATGCATTTAATTTGTTGGTTAAAACGGCATCCCCGAACTGTTCCATTTGCTGCTCATAAGGTGACGTTTGGTAGCCACTTTGCGCTTGTGCTAGCTGCTGCTGTGGGGTTGTTTGCAACATTTTATAAAATGGCGTGTTTGGGTTGCCTTGCTGTTGCATGTTATTCATTGCGCCATAAAGACCAGTCCTGGCAGTATCAAAATCAGTTCCAGCATTCTGCGTGTACGGAGATAGTATCTGCGATTCTTGATCATAAGCCTGCGACAATGCATTCACTGCATTTTGGCTGCTTTGTTGTGCATTTTGGTAATCGTCATGAGATTTAAAAATACCCATTATTTGTCTCTTATGTTAAGTTTTGGCAGCGTAATTGCTCGATAATGTGGTCAAACTGCAATGCAGTGGGCGTATCACCTATTTCACCTTTTATGTAAAACAAATCAACATCTATTGGTTCAGCATTTTCTTGCTGAAGATAAAACCTAAATTGAACATTTGGCGACGGGCCTAAATCTATGTCTCTTAAGTCGGGTATTTTTAACTGTGTGGCCATAATCAGCCTTGAAGGCTCTAAATAGATGACGGGGCAATCTACTTTACCAACGGTAGAAATAAAGGCTTCTACAGCAACGGCGCAAACTTTTTCAGTGTTATTTCTATAGGCGATAGAGATAGTTAACAATTGATCGTTGTATTTTGATGCTGAATTAAATTGCTGAACGCCGGTAGAGTAATTCAAATTATAAATATACAAAGGTTCGTCAATAACGTTTGCAGCTATATTTAAATAATTTAATGAACCGCTTGGTGATTTATTAACTGATGTATAAGCTTTTGGCGTAACAGTAAAATTATTAAATCCGCCATCATTAATTAAATACCAATTTGAAACTACCTCAATATCGCTTCCTGAAGCTTGAGTAATTGGAGTGTAGCCACCGGCCCCCAAAATATTAAAATCAGGGTTATAAAGAAAAGATTCAAAATAACGGTTAGTCAAAGATGATAAGGCGTCATAAATACTATTGTCGTATTTTTCGCGATCAAAGCTTATTTTTCCGTTATCGTTTACCATTTTGCTGTTACTTGGTAAGTTAGGCAAATTGCTTAAAATGCTTTCTATTATTGGCACTTAGCCGCTCCCATCCGCAACGGTGAAATTAAAGTTTGCGCCCATTAAATATAATTTAACCGGCGCGAAGGTTTCTATTTTGAATGTCCAGTCTTTTGATAAGCCAAGTGCTTTGAAACGGGTTGTAAATATCCTTTCCCCAACTCTGCCTAGAGATGCTTGCAAAGGTTCAGAAAAACTTTGTCCACCATCTTTTGAAATATATAAAGATATATAAGGGTTTGCCCCATTGACATAAAATTGTGCGTCGGGTAATTCTAAACCAACCAATCCAACACCCTGCTGGAAATAAAGCTCTAGCGTGTTTCCAACAATTTTTTTATACCCCGAAACGCGGAAATTGTTTGTGATTCTAACTCGCCGAATAGGTACGCCGTCATTATTTAAAAAGTTCTCTGACATTTCGTAAACAAACCCGTCTAAGTAAGAAGTCATCAGTTTTTTATTTCTAAAAAACATAAATGACTGCCCAAAATATCTTTCACCGTTTCGATATTGCAAATCAAAAAAAGTTTTATTTGTTACGTTATAAACGATGGTTTGTTTGTCGGTTCTAAAATTAAAAACTGCAAAAGTTTGCCCGTTTTCTGTCCAAGTATATGACTCGCATTCTTCCGGCTTTGTTAATTGATTCAGCCTATAATCAATGCTTGGGGTGCTAACAACTTGAGGTTGGTCCCCCGATGTTTGCATTATCTTTCTTGTTCCATCACTCGTTTGCGATACAAACATACAAAATTGCGGTTGAGCATCACCAAATATTCCGCTTGTCCCAACTGCTATCGACCCTTGTGACAGCACGCCGTAACCAAAAACTAAATTACCGTCTCTTTTAAATGCCAGAGTTAAATTAGGCGCGTACCTGTAAACTTGTATAAATGTTGATGTAAATATAATTACGCGTGAACCGATAGATCGGGTAGCTATTACTGGTGATGAAAACTTACAAGAATCAAAAGATACCGTGAACCGATTTAATGCGTTCCAGATTCGCGGATTTTCAAATGCAGATTGAAATACAGCTTGGGTATTAGCATCGTTTACAAGGAAGTAACCTTCTTGCTGACAGCATGTTTGCGGGGCTGAAGGAAAAGCTTGTGCAGGAGGCCCAGGCACAGGCTGAAAATCATCATTAGGAATATCGTAAGTCCACCCACCTGTTCCATCAACAATTAATAAATAATTACCGCCAACACACATTGAAACGGTGCCGACTACAGTATTAATTGAGCCAATGTTTCTAATTGCAAAAACGCTGTCAATTTGAAAAACTTGATTGCCTAAAATAAAATAAGCTGTATCAATTAATGCTATACATCCTCCACATCTTCCATAGAATGGATTTTCTCCAACGTCTGGAGATAATAATTTTTTTGATCCGGCAAAATGATACAGCGCCCAATCTTTAGTGATTGGGTCATAAAATGGGTACCAATTGATAGCTATCTGACTATCGGCTGCTCCAGATATTTGGTAATTAGATCCGCCGACAATAGGAAAGCTATAGTCTTGTGAAGTATCAGAATACACTAATACCGCTCCCCATTCCTACAGCTCCGCCACCAAACTTATTAGTAGAAAATGGTGGTGGATTATTATAAGAAGCCACATTTCTATTGTTGCTAATTAAAAAATCCTCTTGTTTTTCAAGCTCGGAATAAAAGCCGGACGCTGGTTTAGCGTTGTAATGATTGGCTAAATGCTGTGCGACTCGATATACAAGCGGTAAAAAAACAGAATCAGGAACAGAGCTGCCCCCATCTTGGAAATATTCTAGCGATGTTAATCGCTGCTTACCGCTAACATGTATTATTTCTCCGCCGACAGTTTTTGGATAAAAGCCAACTTGGCAATCATCTTGGTTGACTTGATATGTCCAGCACATAGGCATACTAGAGACATTTTTGTAGGGTAGCTTATCGAAATCTATTTTTTCTAAAAAATAGGGAGTGTAAACAACAGCACCAATTTGGTAAGTAATGTTACTTATATTAACAAAAGCATTTTGCTTTACAGTAGCTGCAGCTCCAGGGCCGATAAAATAATACAAAATGTTCGGCTGCCCAATAAAGCTAATTTGCGTTACAAAATAAATATATATAGAATTTTCGCTCCACTCTGCAAGGGTAGCGTTCGCATACATTAAAAATGCCGCTACTTCGTCAGCTGTGGGGATTGCCTGGTCACGGATTACACCCGAAAGCCGCAAGGATGTTGCGGCTAACTGGTTAATAAACGTTAAGCTGTCACTGCTTATTGCCATTATTATTCTCTAACTTTTTTTAGTTCTTTTTTAGCGTCTTTAACCACTTCTGCTGCTTCGTCATTTAAAAGATGGGGGGCTTCACGCCACCCTTCTTTATGTGCTTGCACGAGATCGCTTACCGACCGAAAAACGGTAGTTTCTAATCCGCCGATAAGGTTTGGGGATTTTCTAAACATTTTGAACATGTTTGCTTCTCCTGTTATTCTTTACTTAAAAATATAAAGCCTTGGGTTGGAACTGCTAACCCGCCGCCCATTGTTCTTAATGCCCATGTTGCAGCCAAGCTATTAAGATTACCAGCACCGGCCATATTCATTGTTAGTTCTAATCCTTCAGTCCCTGGGAGCATCATTCTTTCAACTTTTTCGTATGCGAAAACGGAAAACTCTTTTCCGCCGCTGTTTACAGCTGGGTAAGATGCGATAGCGGGGTTACAGAACCATAGGGCTTTACGTAAGTAAACCAAGTTAGCAATAAAACGAGTGTTTGGGCCGCCATAGAGATTAACTACATCGTTCGTGACTATTTGACGGTTAACGTTGCGGTATGGATTTGGAGACGCGCTACCATCGTCGAAAATAGGAGGATTTGTTATCTTAACTAATGCTTCACCGTTATCATCTGCATCAACTTGTACGCCTCCTGCGCCGTTACCAAGAACAAAAAATGTTTTTGTACGGCCAAGTTCTATGTGCTCGCGAGAAGATAGCATTTCTACATAATCGCCAGCTGTGCCGATATAAATATAGTTGCCCCACCTTAAAACGTTAGTAGCGTTCGGCGTGAACCCTTTCAAGGTAATTGTTTGGGACCTTGCGTTAGGGTCGCCGTTAATAACGTCAACTGCAATTTGAACAGTTCCAGGGCTTGAAAACGTTCCGTTTGTTAGTCGGCGCATCATGTTATCGCTATAAATAGATATACCTGCACCAGATGCGATGCGTCCGCCGGTTAAAATTGGCAAGTTTACTTTTTGGTTAAAGTAATTTGGATAAGCAGTTTGAATCTGATTGTAAGCGCGAGGACTCATGCCGAAAATTAATTCACTGTCAGCGTCTAATAGCTCCATATCTGCAGCCATGGCATTTATCAGTGATAGCGAATCGAACCCATTAACTGGTAGTGTTGGATCCCCGATGGCGTCAGCAAAAGTTTCTAATGCTTTGTCAATCAAGGCTTGATCCATCATACCCGCCATATTTTTGGCGTTTTGTAGAATAAAGTATTTTCTAAAATCGTTTGGCGTTTTACAGAAAGAGAAATAGCTTACTTCTTGTGAGGTTAGCTCAAAAGGTGATGTTACCGAAAACTCGGTACCGCTTGCGTTTTTTTCACCAAGAGTAATTGAAGACACTCTGTCTATAGATGAGTTAATCTGGTCGTTCGTATAGCTCATGCCGTATATGCCATTATACTGGAATGGGAATTTTTCAGTACGGGTCATACCAGCATAAGGTAAATCGTTATTAAACCCTGCGTAGGGAGTTGCTAAAACTGCGGTTCGGTAAGCTGCCCCATAATCAATGATTTTCCCTTTATGGAACATAATATTATTAAATAAGACATTTGCTGCCATTTTAAATTCACCTGCTAATAAAATTATAAATCTAGTAGCAGGTGATATTTGACAGAATAAGCTATTTTACGTGAGGAAAAGCCTCCATAAAATAATCTTCTGTGCTCATACGCGATGGAGAGCGTCTGTGCGATACACTGCTACTAGTCGGTTTAATTAGTTGCTCTCTCGGTTCAGCGAGAGATGCTCTATTGCTTATTCGCTCAGAAAATTTGTTGTTGCATTTAATTGTTAATGCAACTTGACTTTCTAGCGATAAGCTGTCAAACCCCTTTGTTTTACTAGCAGCGTATAACGCTTCAGGCGCATAGCTGAGAGTCGAAACCGCCCTCAACAGGTGCCGTCTTTTGTCGTTAGAAACGATTCCGACTGAAAAGTCATCATCTAACCAACTAGCTATATGCGGCGATGTTTGCTCCGCTCTTTTAAAACTTGGTAATAAATTTTTTTGTATTTCTTTAATTTCAGATGTTACAGTTTGTTGCTGCATCGTCTGTCTTTGCATGACCTCGTTTTCAGAGGTCTTTTCTAATTCTCGTTGCTCCTTGTACCACTGTTTCAGCTCTTCAGGCGTTTGCGGCATACGTGCCGGTTGCTGCGCTTGAGATAATTGCTCCGTCAATGCTTCTGGGTCTTGCCCAGTTACAATCTGTAGCAATTGCTTATTCAGACTGAGTACTTTATCTAAATCTGTTTTTAGCGCTTCTCTTTCTTTGCGCTGCTGCTCAAGCTCTGCTTTTGTTTCTGCTGCCTGAGATTTATAAAAGTCTCGGTCAGATGCAAGCTTGGCCCTGCGTTGCGCGCTTCGTCCTTTTCTTTGCATTGAATCGCTTTCTTGATTTGTTCGAGAGGAACCCAAATCTAGGCTCGCGTCTTCGTCTTCCTCGGTCTGCTCTTCTTCGCCTTCCGGCTCTTCAGTGGCTTCCTCTACGGGGTCTAGTATTCCGTCTACTAAATCGTCGAGTTCGTCTCTTTCCGGTGCTTCTGCTTTTTCGGTCTGCTCGTTAGCCGGTAACTCAAAATTAGCGGATTCCGGATAAGAATTATCTATTTCAATCATATATTACCCCATATTAACGGTTTGTGCAACTTCTCGCATGATTTTATCAGCTTCATCATGCATCTTTTCTATTTTGTCTTCTTCTTTTACAACTAGATCGTCAATTCTTTCTAATCCTTCTTCTATGCTCCTTTTGTTTTCCGCATCGGCTTTAATCTGTGCAGTAGCAATTTGTGCAGCGCTTTCGATATTCTTGCTTTCTATTTCTTTCATTTGTGCCGCAAGCTTTGCAAATTGTTCTAACAAGTCAACTTTGATTTTTTCTTTATCTACCTGCTGTTGTTCCTGCTTGATTTTCAAGTCAGCTGCTTGTAATTCTAATTTTGCTTTTTCTATTTCAAGCTCGGGGTTAGGCTGCGCTGGTGGAGGTGGTTTACCGGCTTCATCAGCTACAATGTCAGGAGGTGTTATCTTTTTCTTGATACGATTCGCTATAACGCTGTTGCCAAGAAATGGCATAGCTTCTATTATTTTATCGTAAGTTAGCGGCCCCAGCTGCTCTTCATTTTGCCCTGTGAACTTTAATAAGAAATTAGCGGTTAATATCTGTTGCGCAAAGAATGAACTCCCGCCGTGGACTTCCACGCTAAAATCACCAATGCTCATGTCATTTTCAATTTGATATTTTTCTTCTTCAACAAGATAGTTATAAGTATCTTGATTGATTACTTTATAATCTAGTTTTCCATCAGGACTCTTAATAATGACGGTTCTTTCTGTGCCGTAAACGCTTGGGATTAATTTCAAAACCCCTTCATTCGCCTTAGCAATTAATTTGTTTAAATTGTCTTGATAAACGCCTTTATTATTCGCTATTTTTAAGTCATTAGTGATAATTGTAGCATCTGATGCGGTTTTAGCTATATCAGTATCCATACCCATTAAAAACCTAAGCGCAGTTTCTGCAGTTTGATAAGCTGCAAGTATTCCCTGGTCGACAGCTGAGCCGCTAATAATGTACGGCATTAGCCCTCCTTGGTCAGGCTCCGCCATTAAAATCTTGTTTCTGTTATGATTCCACCAGCCATCGTAATCAGCTTTAAAGTTTTTCTTTGTACCAACAATGTTAGGCTTTATTCTGCAGTTTAAATCATCCGCTATTTCTGATATGCAATAATTCATAAACCGCTGTGCATTCTGTGCGTTTTGCGCGTAAGGGATGCAAATAAAATTGTCATTAGCTACTCGAGTATCCCCAGGTGAAAACAGCAAAGGCATTTGATTTGTGTTTAATTCTCTGCGCTGCAGTACACAATCTTGCGTTAATGTATAACCACAGATATATTCAAAGTAACTTTTTTCTGTTTTAACGACTTGCGGAAAAGGCTTGATTGTTGATTCAAAAGAAACGTTCGGCACGTGATCTATTTCGCCTTGAGCTAAAGCTATTTGCATCATCTCTCGGCCTTTTTCGTATAATTTCTTTTTGCGAATGACGTCTTTGTCGTATTGCTTTTTAAATACTTCGTATTCTGCTTCGCTTAATTTCGCTCCCGTGTCTAAAACCAAAACTTTCGTCTGTCGGTACTGACGTTTGTAATAAAGCATAAGGTCTACTTTATCTGTGTATCTACCACTTGCATTTGATGTTGACCCAGGTATTACTTGGCCGATGGGAACTTCTTTCCCTGGGAACATTTTTTTAAACTTTTGCTTAGTAACAGAATATCTAATAAAAGCAAAGTCACCGTCTTCTCGAAACATGTTGTTAGCGTCTGGGTCAAAACCGCATTTAAAAATATCTTCCCTTTTTAATAATATTTCTTCTTCGCCCTTGCCATTGTTTGTTTGCTCTAACTGTAAATGGAGTGCTCCAGCACCGCAATCGAGCATATCTTGAAACACTAAACTGTATTCAATATCCGTGTCCGACCTGTCGGCAATGTATCTTAAAATGCCTGCTTTTGTTTCTGACACTTTAGCGGGGATATCTAAATTAGTTGGCGTTACCTCTACTTGCGGTGAAATCGTTCTGTTTTCTTTTATTAGCGCACGTTGATAAATAGCGCACTGGTTTATCTCCATAGAAATTTTATTGTTATTGGTTCGGTATGATTTGCTCATTTCGTCCCAGTTCGAAATATACAGAAAGTATTTATTTGCTTTAGCTGCCTCTGCCGATTCAGCAAAATAATCATCCCAGCTTCCGGCGTCTTGAAACGCTCTCTTGCAAAAATCAACTTCAGAAAGTGGGTTTCCGTCTTCATCATATTCAACTTTATATTTTTCTTTTTTACCTGGTTTATCAGTAGAAAACATGCTTTTTAGAGCCGGCTTAATCAGTCCAAACAAACTCTTTCTTTCGCTATCATCTCTCATGTGTAAATAACCCTATCTGATTTTGTTTTTGTTTTCATTTTGCGAACCCAACGCCCGTATTCGTATATTTCTTCAAACTCAGTTTGTGGTTCATGTGCATTGCAATAAATTGGCATTGCTCCATATTCCCCACCCTCGCACAAATGTGAATAATCATTTTTTTCTGGAACTTCTCTAAATCTTCCTTTGCCTTCTTCGAAAGTTTCAATCATGCGATAGCGAAAACCTCCACACATTCCCTCGTTAAAATATTCCGCATTTGCGCTAACGATCATCCCTGGTTTGCCCAAAATCATTCTATTTAAATGATAATCAAACGCTGAGCGCCTAGCTTCCGGATCGTTTGTTTCTGCTGCGTCTGTATCAATATTGTGAAAATTTAAAACATCAAAACAATGTGTGCCTGTCGCGTTATTTCTTGTTTTCCCTGATGGGTCACCAGTTGATATGTAATTATTAGTTTTGAACCAGGGGGCGTATTTTTGTACTTTCTGCGGGATAAAGTAATTAACTAAAAATTCTTCTATGTGCATATCAAATGTATAGCATTCATCAAGAACGATTAGCTGACCATCTATAAATTGCATAATCAAGCAAGCGGGGGTAAGTCCGAAATCCCAACCTAAATAAAGAGGCTCTCCTGGAACTGCGTCTATAACGTCACGCGAGTAATGCACATCTGGTTTGTAGGCCGGATGAACTGGCTTTCCGTCAAAAACCGCTGCATATTGCCCCATGACTTTAACTTTGAAAGTTTCTGAATCCAGTGTTTTAGCCATTCTAAGCATGGCAGCATCTGATATTCCCTGTCGATTTTCGCGCAATGGATTTGGCACATAATCTTTTATATTGTTATCGTAAATTAGCGCAGACGGTTGCTTGTAAAGGCTAACAATCCCTAACTTATGCTGCCTTTGATCGTCAACTTTTTTCTTTACCCAATGTGTGCTTGGCGGCGGATTGGTGTCTCCCAGGACGCATTGATAATAAGGTATGCCCTGGTCATCTTCATCAAGTCCAAGCATAGGCTTGCTTGGATATCTGCAAGTTAAGCGAGAAATAGCTTGATTTATCAGCATCCACGGAAATTGATCTATTTCATTAAAATAAAAAACAGTCGCTTCTAAAGATAAGAGTTTCTTTTCATCCCCGGGTCTACGTAAGCTCATGAAATATATATCAAATTCGCAATAAATGCCAAACTGGTCTGTAAATCTCATCATGTGAATAAAGGGTGCTTTTCTATTTAAATGACCAAATCTTTCCTCAGGAAACCATTGAAGCCAGCTTCTTAATGTTGTACTTTCAAGCTCAGCATATGTGTTTCTAACGCAAACTGCGCGACCTCTTCGCACTCCGTCTGTGCAAAGTGGCAAAATTGATAATATGCGCATTACTTCAAAAATATTAGCTACGGTCTTTCCGCTTGCTACATGCCCCATAATAATTTTAAGCATGCTGTCGTTATCGCTATGATAAAGACTAGCGGTTTTTGATGCATTATAGATTAATTGAACGCTCATACGCGCTATTGTATGTTTATATCATCAAGAAGGCAAATAACAATAGATTGTTATCGCTAAAAACAGATAAACCTATGCTGAGCTAAGAAGATAGCATCTGTCGTCTTTTCTTTCCAGATATCTATCAAAGTAATGCTTTTGTAATTGATTTTTAAAGACAAATGTATAGTCATCTTTTTCAAAAACAGTGCAGATGGTTTCTCCACAATTTGGCATGCATTGTTTGCAAAAATAAGTTTGTGTGGGATAGCAAAGTTTACCGGAATGTTTGACGAGCAAAGCAATGTTATCTAGTGAGTAATTTGTTTTTTTTCCGCAAATATAGCACTTCATGATTTCAACTAGTTGCACCACAGAAAAGAAAGCGTTTCTGATGTGTCCGATCTGGTCATTCAAAGCGACAGCTTTTCTTGCTGCATGCGCCAGAAAATTAACAGTACAACCATTGGCAAGGGGTGTATCGCCATTTTTAGCGTGTTCCCTGGAACAGTTCTTGCAGATGATTTTATAATCATGAAAATCAATATTTATAATAGTTAAACCTAGTGATCGTATATCGCAAGATATTTTATTTTTGCAATGATAGCATTGTTCCGTTACTATCAAAGTTAAAATAGCCGAGAGCGGATTATTTAAAGCGATGCCCACTCTATCATTCCACACCCACGCCGATATTTGCTCATAAGTTGCGCGGAAAGTATCGCTGTGTTTTTGTTCATTCATGATTGAAGTTCTCGTTAATTGTGTTCTTTGAATGCCAGAATTTAATCATCTCTTCTCGGGTGTTCACCACAGCAAAGCTGCGGATAAGTAAGCGTATATTGACTGCAAACATGACATTTGCACGGCAGCTTACTTGGATGTTGCATATCGCAAAGAACTTTGTTAACAAACAAAGCTTTGTTTTTTATTTCTATTTCTTTTGTTTCTGCGTCTAGCAATGCGATAGAATAATCATTTTTTTTGAGACCTATCGCTATTTTTGTGAACGGATCAAACCCTTTTGGAAGAGAAAATACGCATGCGATATCTGGGTATTCAAGACCCCAAAATGAATCTTTTTT